CCAGGGCCACCCGCCGTAATTCAGCGCATTATTGAAGACTGCGATGCAGTCCCCATCGGAACCGTCAGCCCGCTTCCAGCAGTGATCGCACCCGCGTAACAACTTGATGGCATCCCCTACCACCAGGCCAGGGATGGCCACCGCCAGCGTCACCACAGATCCGGTATGTCCCGTGATCTGCCTGCGCACATCCAATTCCGGATGGTAGATTTCTCCACCCTTCCAGGTGCCGTCCGGCTGGGTGGCGAACGTGGCCGCGGTGAGGCTCAAACCATCAGGACTGAGGGCGGTGATCGTGGCGTCGAAGGTCCAGAGATCTTCGTTCACGCCGCATTTCGTCGAGTAAAGATCCAAGCCGCATTGAACCGCGAAGGTTCGGCGCAGGGTGCTGCGGGTCAGAACCTTATCCATGGGATCGCACTGAATCTTGAGCCGCGAGCCCTTGGATGAAAGGCCCCGAACCTTGCCCTGCCAGATCGTTTCGGTATCCGTCAGCCCTCGCTGGGCGGATGTCACGGTGAGCCAGATCGGGCTTCCGGGTGCGCCCGTTTGAAACAAGGCCGCGATGGGGAAATCCCAGGGAACGTCCAGTTCTAGGCCAGAATGTTTGGTATCGGTGCTGGGGTCGTTGCGGTTAATCACGGCGGGAATATAGGTGCCATCCAGCGCCACGAAGGGATCTGCATCGGAAGTGAATAGCCACTTTCGCGTTTCACCGCGCATAAATTTGTAGAGTTCCACCGGCTGTGAATCATAGATGGATAGTTCGCGATCCTGAACCGTCGTCACAGCAGCACCTCCGTCACGGCGACGGTGGCTTGCAGCAAGTCATCCGTGAGCCAGGTGAGTTCCACGGAATCTTGTTCAAGGCACACGAACGTCAGGAAGCTGATCCGTTTCCAATCCGAAGTCTTGCGAATCTGGCCAAAGGCAGCATCCAGGGTCAGGGCCTCAGTCCCCACACCATCCACCGCGCTGTTGATGATTCGGCGGAATACGGGCGCGCCACTCCAGGGGATGAAGGCCACGTCGCGCCGGTTGGGGTGCTGCTTCAGGTACAGGCTGTATTGCACATCCTGGACGCGGAGCAAAGTGGTGACGCCGGCCATGTCCTCCACCTGGACCAGGTCCTGGCTGTAGTTGGGCAGCCAGAAGGGACGCGCGCGACCGGCGCGATCGTCCAACCAACCCAGGAACTTTGTGATGGCGGTGCGGCCTTTGATGGTCCAATGGAATGGCCGTGTGAATTCAGGGGCGTTCGTCAGTGGAACGATCTCCACGGGACCCAAATCCAGATCAATGGGATCCTCATCGCGGGTCAGTGATTCGGAGACATCCTCGGCCCAATCCGTGGCATCCGTGAGCACGTCGTATCCCTGGTACATGGGATAGGCAGGATCCTGGCAGCGGTTGGCGCCCAGGCCGGTGCTGGGATCCAAAGCCCAATCCACGCGCACCGCGGAGATGGTGTCCGTGTGGCGCGTGAAGGGGACCGAGGCTGGAAGTCTGCCCACGCGCATGGGAATGACCCGTGTCCCCGACGCCCAGGGTTGCTGGGTGGGACGTTTCAGTGTGACCAGTGACGCGGTGAAGGATTGGGTTTCAACCACTTCCCAGGTGAGGTAGTCATGCCAGAGCAGCACAGCGGCATCGATGGCGAAATCCTTGCACGTCGTATCGATGGGAATCTGGGTGCTGCCCTGGCCTACGGGCGAGGTGAGCCAGCCTTGATCCATCCACACCGGCACGGCGAATACTTTATCCTGCCAGCCCCAGATCAGATTCTGGAATCGGGCACCGCGCTGAGGGTCTTCCAGCAGGTAGCTGAAGGCAACGGTGCGCCTTGGTTTGGCACGCAAGGCGCGGCGCTGGCTCTTGCCGGTGGTGGGCCGAATCACATCCGTTTTCCAGGCGAGCAGCTCTTTGGGTGGGTCCGACCAGTCGGGCTCCCAGGCCACCGCGATGATGCGCGTGGCGGTGATGGTGAGCTGAGGTTGTTCAGCGGAGAATTGCCACTGGAAGGTGGCCGCCAACGCGGCACCGCCCGATTCGCTCACGCTGAATTGGTAGAACCGGGATTCGTTGGGGCCAAAGGTGGTGGGTGGCGCGGGCGGCCCTGCATAGACCACACCATCGGCCCCCTGGGCGGTGATGTTGGACAGCGCCTGGCTATCGCTTCGGGCGTTCCAAACCTCCACGGTGCGCGTCTGAACCGAGAGCAGATTGCCCAGGGCTAGGACGTTGGGGAAGAGGTGGATGTGGCCGTAAAGGTTATCCGAGAAGTAGCTGGATGACTGGAGCCCAGCGCCGGACCAATGCACAACGGAGATGCTTGGCAAGCTGGATCGACTTCCCACCGCCGCATCCGAGGCCGCCGCTATCACCGGCGTCCAAGCCGCCAGCCCAGCGCCGAGATTGGAACTGGCGGGACTGGCGATCAACAGGCCAAAGCCCGTGACGGCGACGGAGGCGTAGGTCGTCATCTCAGAGCCGCTTGATGATGGTGCCGCGATTCGCGGCATCGGCGGGGAACGGGTAATACTGATTAGAGCCCAAGGTGTAGGGCTGTCCCATGGCCAAGCCCGTCACGTTGCTGGCGAAGATGTTGGGGAGAGAGCCCAGTAGACTTTTTCCCCCCGCGTCCCGCACGGCGTAGATCTGCACGGGGTTCAGCACGGATAGGCTATTCAGGTTGTTTCTGCTGCGCTGTAAGAGCCCTGTGAGAGCCGGGATATCGGTGCTGCAAGCGGCATAACCGGCGATGTTCGTATTTCCCGTTTTGCCTGTGTAATCAGTAGAAGAACAAGACAGCCATTTGCTCGTGAACGTGTCTACATCCACTCGAAGGAAGAACAATGGGGAATTATAATAACTGTCACCATTGGCGCCGAATGGATAGACCGATGCCAAGCTGGCCCCATGCCCAGCTGCGCTGCCTGGGTAAACATTCGCATAGTAGTAGTCCGCGCAGCCCGCGATCCATGCGCCCCCGGTCCAGGCTCCAGCTTTGATGAGTGTTTGCCCGAAACCGGCCCAACGCCAAACACCTGTCGCCGTCTGGACGTAGATGACCAGACTTTCGTAGGCCGGATCGTAGAAGAAGAGATATCCCGTGATGGCGCCGGATGGAAGTGGCAAGCACGTTCCGATACCTCGGTTCGACAGGTCTCGCACCACGCCCGTCTGGTCATACCAGGCATTTCCCATGTTCAACGCGGTGCCGAGACTGAGGCCAATGCACTGGCATGGATATCCGTTCTGCGGCCAGATGTTGGTCCCATCACTGGAGGCCTTCGCGTTCAGATACCATCCGCTTTTGTGCAGATGCAGGCGCTGATTGCCGGTCTCTGTGGTCCAGGAATCCTGAGTCCATCCCTGGGCCACCAGAAACAAACGGAGCTTGTCCAGCAGATCATTGGGGTTCAGGGCGGTGCCGGAATCGAAGGCCATGGGATCCTCAGGCGAGTTTGAAGGCGCAGTAGTCCTTCTTGGTGGTGCGGTAAACGTTCTGGAAGACGAGCCAATTCACTGCGCCATCGGTGAGGATGACTTCCGAGGCGTTCGCGAAACCGGGCACCCAGGTGACGGTCTGGATCTCTCCCAGCACGTTCACGCTGCCATCCGTGTCGAGCATGCTGGGGATAAGCGGATAGCGTGGGTAGCTGCCATCCAGGCATGCGCGCATATCGTCCGCGCCGTTCGAGACGGGATAGAGATTGCCGGGATAGCCATGATCAGAATCACTGGAGAAGCCCCACCAAGTGCCGCTTCCGAGCCGGATTCGCATCTGGTAATCCCGCGCATTCGAATAGCCGACGCCAGGTCGTGGATTGAACCAGTTCCGATTCTCGTCGCCGGTGTAGGACCAACGAAGTTGAGTGGATGTCAGCGTGATGGATCCCTTCCAAGCGCTAGACCCACCGATCATCAAAGGATAGGGCCACTGGCCAGGACTTGCGTAGGGGGCTTCCAGCAAGCCCAAATAGGCGCTCACGTAGACGGTGGAGATCTTGGCGACGACCAGAATCCGGCGACCGTTGATGATGAACCAGTAGGGGATGGGACTATTCCAAAGATTGAGGATCGGGCCGGATTGGCCGGCGCCGCTGCCCACGTGATGGGCACCGGGTTGGGTCTCGAAACTGTTGGCGCTCTCGTATCCCGTGAAACCCGATAGCCACCAATTGTAGTAGTCCGCGCTGGAATTGTAGAACGCATGCGCCCCCACAAAGATCTGATCGCTGGCGGAAAGCCCCGGCCCGCGCAGAATGATCTCGCCCGCCACGTTGCGCAGTACCGTCCAACGTTCGCCCACCGGCAATGCGGGGCTCCCG